AAGTTATGCACTTGGCCCATCAAACGTTATAGATGGGCTGTTTACGTACGCTGGAACGTCCCAAAAGGCTCGTCATACCGTTGCAACAGTTGCTTACCAGAACTACGACACCCAAGGTGATACAGAGTTTGAGTACGTCGAAGATCACGATGCTGTAGCCAAGTACGGCATCATCAACAAAGACATCAAGGCAGTTGGTTGTTACAGCCAAGGACAGGCGCACAGGATTGGCAAATGGACTTTGTTGTCAGAGCAGAATCTGACTGAGACGTGCCAGTTTGCTGTTGGCATTGAAAGCGGCATCATTCTTCGTCCAGGGCAGGTCGTAGACATTGCCGATCCCGTTAGAGCTGGTGTCAGGCGTAGTGGTCGCGTTCGTTCTGCCACTACAACTCAGCTAACTGTTGATAGCAGCACCAACTTATCGGTGAGTGTGGCGACAGCCACCAACGATCCAAAGGTGTCAGTCATGCTGCCAAGCGGTATTGCTGAAACTCGCAGCATCACAGCAGGTGGCATCCAGCCACAAGCCAATGGAACGGCAACGATTGACGTGACATCTGCGTTTAGCCAAGCACCTACAGCTGGATCGGTGTTTTTAATTCAGACATCTGACATTCAGTCACAGCAGTTCAGAGTTCTTTCTGTTGCCGAATCAGAGGATGGTGTTTATGGCGTTAGCGCAGCTGCTTACAACGCCACGATCTACGACGCGGTTGAGTCTGATAACGAACTGACCAATCGTGACATCACCAATCTTTCTGCCGTACCGAACCCTGTTGATTCAATCTCAGTAGAAGAGTTTCTCTACGAAACAGGCCAGGGTGTGTTTGTTGGTGCGTCAGTCAGCTGGCAGCACGATCGCGTCAACATCAGTGAATTCCGCGTCCAGTTCCGCATTGACGATGACAACTTCGAGACGCTGACTACAGCATCACCGTCAATCACCATTCGTGACATTCGAGCTGGCAACCTGCAGGTTCAAATCCAAGCCAGAAACTATCTGAATCGCGGCAGTGTTATCACAAGCGACACATTTACGATCCAAGGCAAAACTGCACCGCCGCAGCTGATCACAGATACATCAGACGCAAATTATATTAACTTTGACATGATCCCGGTCAATGGTCAGGCCAAGTTGACCTGGCGTCAGTCTCTTGATCTTGACGTGCGGAACGGTGGCCACGTCAGGTTGCGCCATTCGCCCAACACCTCCAACGTCACTTGGAGTAACTCGACCAGCATTTCTGAAGAGATTGCAGGATCTGCAACTGAGGCATACGCAGACCTAAAGGGTGGAACGTATTCAATGAAGTTTGTGGACTCTGGCGGTCGCGAGAGTCAGAACTTTGCGTTAATTGAGTACACCAAGCCAGAGCTTGAGAGCACTGAGGAAGTGTCAGCGTTGTCGGCAACAGAGGATCCGACATTCCCTGGAACGAAAACCAACCTCAGCGTGGACAGCGTTGACCAAGAGCTGGAGATGGCAGCAAACGGCTCTGTGCTGCACACGACTGGAGAGTATGTGTTCAACGGCAATCCATATACCTTGAGCAAAGTTGGCAGTTTGCGGCTTGAAAGCACCCTGCGTGTTCGTTCTTACTTCCCTAATACCAATCTGATTGACAACGTTGCTGACTTTGACTCAATCGCAGACTTTGACGGCACGTCGCCAACTACTTGCGATGTCAAGCTGTATGTGCGCACAACGGAGGACGCACCTCCTGGCGGTGGTTACACGGATTCAAATTTCACAAGCTGGCGTCACTTCAACAATGCAGAGATTAAGTGCCGTGCGTTTGAGCTAAAGGCTGAGTTTGAGACTGGCGATGACGACGCCCAAGTCTCTGTTGACCAGCTGCGAGTGAAAGCTCTAATGCCTTATCGCAGCTTGTCTGGTGAAGTTACGACCAGCACTAGCGCCGACGTGTCTGTTTCGTTTGGAACGGGCAACGGCTTTTATGTAGACCCATCGGTCGGGATCATTTTTAACGCTGTCAACTCCGGCGAGTTCTACAAAATCGAGAATCTTGCCGCTACCGGATTTGACGTATCGGTTTATGCTAGTAACGGCACAACTCGCCTATCTCGTACGGTGCGTTGGAACGCTGTCGGACACGGTAGGGGCTAATGGCACAAGCTGACCAGCAGATCCAAAACGCCAGCGGCAGTTCGGTTCGTGCCGACCTGAACAACAACTTTGACGCGCTGTGTCGCAACAACTCTGGATCGTCCGAGCCATCAACCACCACAGCTTTCATGTGGTGGGCTGATACCAATAACGATGCGTTGAAGATCCGCAACGCTGCGGACTCTGCTTTTGTCACCGTTGGCACGTTGTCTGAGACCAATCTCGGTCTTGCGCTGAAAGCCAGTCCGAGTTTTACCGGCAACGTTGCAGTGCCAGCTGGTACGGCTAGCAGCTTGTCGGTTCGTTTTACCGGGGACACCGATACTGGGTTTTACAAAAACGCTGCCAATGATTTCAGCATCGTTACTGGTGGAACGCGCCGTGCTCACTTCAATTCTGCTGGTCTCACGATCCGTGATCGCAAAGCACTAAGGCTGCGAGATACGAGCAATAGCAACTTTGTTGCGATTCGCGCTCCATCAGATGTCAGCAGTGACGTAACGCTGACTCTGCCCAACAGTGACGGCAACGCTAATGACGTACTGCAGTCAGACGGCAGCGGCAACCTGAGCTTCACTGCTTTGCCGCAAGCTGTGCCGACTGGTTCGGTTCACTTGATGGCTAGCACTACCGCTCCAAGCGGTTATTTGAAGTGCAACGGTGCTGCAGTCAGCAGGACAACCTATGCCGACTTGTTTGCTGAGATTGGAACGGCATTTGGTGCGGGTGATGGCAGTAGCACTTTCAACGTTCCAGATCTACGTGGCGAGTTTGTCCGTGGTTGGGACGACTCTCGTGGAGTTGATAGCGGGCGCAACTTTGCTACAGCTCAAGGCGACCAAAACAAGCAGCACAATCACAGTGCTTCTGCGACTTCGACCGTTACTGACCCTGGTCACAACCATGTTTATATCGACCAGCAAGCTCATAACGAGGGTTATAGGCCGTGGAAAGCAGGCGATAACGACTGCGGACAAAGAAATAAGAACACAAGCAATGCCTTTACTGGCATCAGCGTCTCAACGTCAGTCAGTGTTGCCAACGATGGTGGCAACGAGGCCAGACCGCGTAACATTGCAATGATGTACGTCATCAAAACGTAAGCGTCATGGCAAATAAGAAGATCACGGAACTCGATGCCATCACCACACTGGCGTCAACTGACGTGGTGCCTGTCGTTGACGTAAGCGCGGATACAACCAATAAGATCACAACGACCAACCTGTTCCGCACGTTGCCTGATGGAACGGCAGCCGCGCCCTCACTGAGTTTCGCGTCGGACGCTGCAAACGGGATCTACCTCGCATCGTCGGATACTGTCGGCATTAGCACTGGTGGAACGCAGCGCGTAACGGTTGATGGCAGCGGCAACGTCACCATTTCTGGTGATTTGACTGTTAGTGGTGCGACCACAACGGTCGAAAGCACGACCGTCACGATCGACGACAAGAACATTGAGCTGGGTTCTGTTGCATCACCTAGCAATACCACTGCTGACGGGGGCGGCATCACGCTAAAAGGTGCGACTGACAAGACTATTAAGTGGATCAACAGCACCGGCTTCTGGACCTTCAACACTGGTGTCGAGATTGACGGCAATCTCCAGATGGATGATGGCAAAAAGATTCGGCTGGGGACTGGGCAAGACCTGCAGATTTATCACGACGCCACTGATTCTTACATTGACAATACACAAGGTGATTTATACCTGAGAACTACTGGATCTGGCGACGACATTGTAATTAAAGCTGCCGACGATGTAATTATTCAGTCGCAATCTAGTGAAGCTGCTGTTATTTGCCGAGGTGACGGCCAAGTAGAGCTATATCACGACGCCACAAAAAAACTTGAAACTAAATCAGACGGTATTGACGTAGTTGGCGAGGTCCAATGTGACTCGCTTGATGTTGATGGAGCAGTTGATATTACTGGTGCGGTCACGCTGCACGCGAACCTTGATCTGCAAGATAGTGATTCAATTTTCCTTGGCACTGGCGATGACCTGCGGCTTTTTCACAACGGGACCAACAGTCATATTCAGAATGACGGAGGTACGCTGAATATCGATCAAAACGTCGATGACGGAGATCTCGCTTTAAGGTGTGACGACAGTAGTGGCAGCCTAACTAATTACCTTGTTTGTGACGGCAGCGATGGCAAAGTTCGTCTTTATCA